GTTGCAACTGAAGAAGATAAGCTACCAATACTTGTTGAAACTGAAGAACTTAATGAACTAATTGCAGTTCCTACTGAACTACTTAAAGCAGATACTGATCCACTTATAGAAGAACTAATAGAAGAGCTGAATGTTGTATAGTTTGTAGTTGCCGTGATATCAATTTGTGATGATCCAGAAACTAATGTTGTTGTATTTGATGTGATTGTACCTGTAACTACCAATGAACCTGTAACTTGTGTGTTGTTATTAATGCTAACAAACGTACCGCTACCACTATCAATGATTGTGCTATTTTGTAAGTGGTCACCACCTTGAGAAACTGCTACAGTATATTTTGTTAAACCAAGTTCTTGACCCAACGATCCTGTGTTTCTTGGACCACTTAATAACATACCTCCGTGGTAACTAGCACCACTATTCTTTTGATATATCCAACCACCATTTAAACTATCCCAGAATAATGAACCAGTGTCCCCTGCAGAACCACTATCATATACTGAAATACCAGCAAATCTTTGTGCTGGGTTATATGCATTTAAGTAAATTACATTTGATGTTACTTCTAAAGCTGATGCTGTTGTGTATACAATAGATGAAGATCCAAGTACAGTCAAGTTTTGTGTGATTGTTACTGAACCAGTTACAATTTGATCACCATTAAAACTATTTCCTCCTGACAACTTCGCATATGAACCAGTAACACCTTCGATAGATGCTAATCTAGCTTCTTGATTTGCGTCAGTTGTTGCTATTGAAGAACTGAATGTATTGTAACCAGTAACACTTGGTAAACTTACTTGTGCAGATCCGCTGAATACACCTTCAGTATTTAATTTGTTTTTAATTGTAGCATTAATAGATGATGTAAAACTATTCAATGAACTTGTTGCAGTTTCAATAGCCCCCAATCTATTATCTTGAGCTAAATTATATGACGCAACAGATCCACTTAAGCTATTAATACTAGCTGATACTGATCCACTTAATGAACCAATGCTAGTTGATATAGAAGAACTAAATGTTGAATAACCAGTTGTACCAGTTATGAATATTTGTGATGATCCTGAAACAAGTCCTCTTGCATTAATTTCATTATCGATTGTTGTATTAATTGATGCTGTGAATGTATTAAGACTTGCTGTAGTTGCATCTAAAGCAACCAATACCGCATTTTGTGAATTATCAATTGCTGCGATAGAACCACTTAATGAACCAATAGAAGAACTAAGGTTACTTGTAGTTGTTGCAACAGATGAACTTAATGAACCAATAGAAGAGCTAAGATTGCTTGTAGTTGTCGCAACTGATCCTGATAAAGAACCAATACTTGTTGAAACTGAAGAACTTAAGTTCAATGTTGTTGTTGCAACTGAACTAGATAAATTTCCAATCGTAGTATTAAACGCCCCACTAATACTATTCAAGCTTGAGCTTAAACCTAATGTAGTAGTTGCTACAGAACTAGATAGCGATCCAATAGATGTTGATACAGAACTAGATAAGTTACTAATTGCGGTTTTAACTGATGAGCTTAATGCTGATACTGAACTACTAATAGAAGAACTAATTGAACTACTGAATGAAGTGTAATTAGTTGTTGCTGTAATATCAACCTGAATAGATCCGCTGATAACACCTTTAACATTTAACTCATTATCAATTGTTGTATTGATAGATGATGTAAAGCTGTTCAACGAACTTGTTGCTGTTTCAAGATACCCTAATCTACCATTTTGAGCTAAATCTGTAGTAGCTATTGAGCTGCTTAAATTAGTTACTCTGGTATTAAATGAACTAGATAAGTTAACAGTCGTTGTTGCAACTGATGAACTTAAATTAGCGATACTATTAACAACTGAAGATGATAAAAATCCAATACTACTTGTTAGTGAAGACGATAAATCTGTTATCTCACCGGCTAACGCATCTGTTGTTATTGTTATTGAACCTGAAATGCTATCTAAAGATGCGCTTAAATTATGTGTAGTCGTAGCAACAGAAGAACTTAAACTTCCAATTGAAGAACTCAAATCCGAATTGTCCTGAGCTAAAGACGTACTTAAAGCTAAGGTTGTACTCGCTACGGAGCCACTAAGAGCACCTATAGAAGAACTGATTGAACTGCTGAATGTTGAATATCCAGTAGTGCTTGATATGTTTACTTGAACTGATCCTGAGATAACATTCTCAGCGTCCAATTTACTTTTAATTGTTGTGTTAATAGACGATGTAAAGCTATTAAGACTGCTAGATGCGGTCTGTAAAGCATTTAATCTACTATTTTGACCAGCATCTGTTGTTGCAACAGAACTAGATAATGAACCAATTGATGAACTAAGATTACTAGTTGTTATCGCAACTGAACTAGATAAATTACCAATACTTGAGCTAAGACCAGAAGTCGTTGTCGCTACTGAGCCTGATAAATTACTAATTGAACTAGATATTGCAGTTGTTAATGTTGTAAAATTAGTTGTTTGCGTAACATCAACCTGTCCAGAACCAGAAACGATTCCATCTGGCTTATTTGCAATATTATCCCAAGTTGTTTGAGTAATTGTACCACTTATGATATATCTCTGATCGTAAGAACCTGTTAATTGTGAACTGCTAGATACTAAAGTAGGTAAATTTCTTAATGTTGTATAGTCAGCAGCACCTACAATATTACCGGTAACTGTTAATGATCCTGTAATCTCAGTTTTAGTATTAACTCTCAACCCACTAGCCGCAGAAATTGAGGCTGTAGCATTACCAGACGCAATTCTAGACAAATTTAAGCCTACAATGCTAGCTGCCGGGATGTTATTTAACCCTGAACCATCACCAATAAATGACCCAGTAAATGAGCCTGTGGTATAAGAAGACGTGAATTCGTCAAAACTTGCTGTTAATAAATAAGCATCAGCATAAGCTGCACTTACAGCATTTGTAATTGTACCCGAAATATTAGCTGTTAACAGACCTAAGACCGTTAAATCACCAGAAATTTCGGCTGAACCTGATACCGAAAGGGAGCCAGATACGTGTGCGTCATATATATTCATCTATAAATTGGTATTACTCATAGATAAATACTTGAATTATTGAACCTGAAACCCTAATTTATAGATTTATATGATTGTTTTTTGAAAATCAAACAAATCATTCATGTTGTGGAATATTTGAGCATCAGCACCTATTTTTTTTAATTCTTTTTTGAAATTTTCATGATCTGGATGTGATTCATCCCATATTTTTCTAAGTTTATACTCACCATCACTAAATGTTCCCCAATTAACAATTTTACCAAAATAAATTACAGCCTTATCCCCAAATATTCCTTTAATTAACTTCACAAAATCATACATTTCATGATAATTACATGCTTGGACCACAAATGAGGTTCTAACAAACTTAAGTGTTGGAATTGTGCTTATAAATTTCAAGTTATTAATCAACTTATTCCAATCCCCGCCAATCCTAGTATAATTCTCATATGTTTCTTTAGTTGCAGCATCAATACTAATTTCACAACCCTTAACATATGGGTGAATATTTTTCATGCTATTCCACATTTCCTCAGTCCACATGCTTGCATTAGTATGTAAGTGTATCTTCTCTAATTTTGGGTATTTGTTGGGATGGAAATCTCTAAGGAATTTTCTAAATGAAACTGAAATGAATGGATCTCCGCTACCAGTTATATAGATGACTTTTATGTCATTAGAATAAGTGGTTTCTATTTCTTCAATTGTTGCCTGAACGCTTTTTATCTTTACGCTATCAGCAATGTAAACTTCTAATCTACAAGATGGGCAGCTAAAATTACAAGATCTATCAAAAGCGAATTGAACAATCTCCGGTCCAGTATTAATGATTCCAGTTGTTTCATCATAATTTTTAACCCACTTATTGAAATCTTTTTTTTCAATTATACCCCCTTGTCTATGACCTTTATTTTTATTTAATATTCCGGAAAGATAAGGACAAGTAGTTTTATCACAATATTTAAATGATCCATCAAATAAAGACTTTCTAATATCTCTAAACTCTTCTGAATTCCATTGTTCTTCTATTGTTTTATTATCGGTTGACGTATTTTTGGGTAACCAATTAGGACAGCATAAAAAAGATGCGCTGTCATGGATTTCAATATTTTTAAATGGGGTTAAACAAACATAATTTTCTAAAATCATATAATTGTTTTAGTGTTCTTTTCAGATCTATATTTTTTTTCCGAACTTAAGAATAAATTATATATATCCTCATCATATATGCAATTAATTTCATCGAGAAAATTTAACATGTTATTTTTATCAAAATATAAATCTTCATAATAAAACATTTTTATATTTTTTTTAATAACATAATCATTAATTTCTGTTTTTACATCATTAAGAATGATCAAACTAAGATCAAATTTATCATTATCTTTTTTGTTATCAAAAATATACGAATCGAACCAATTATCGTTAATTAAAGCTGCGGAATAGCTTTCTGATTGTTTTTCAACATTTCTTCTACTTAAAAAAACAATTTTATCAAAATCATTCAAAACCATATCGTAAAAATCAGTGATAGGTATTTCTGAATACTTTTTTGGGATTTGTCTGAATAATTGTTTAACAAAAACATTTTCATTTTTTAAAACAAAATCATACTCAAACGGTGGTTCTTTTATTTTATTAAATGGCTCAAGAAAAACTTTATAAGTGGGCATTACAGCATGAAAATATTTTCCAATTGATGTTGACCCAGTCCGTGGTTCCGCAACTAATATTATTTTCATATAAAACTTTTCTTGTTATATGGTTTTAGATAATCATTAAAAATCGTAATAATCATCGATTTACGCTCCCCACCGGTAATAAGCTCGACCTCATGCGGAACCTCTGTTGTTATAACTAAAGCCGTACCGATTTCTTTACTAATTGCTTTTTGTTTATCATCTGATGTATAATAAAAAAAAGTGCCCCCATCATAATCATTTTCATCACTCAATTGACAAATAAATGCACCAAATCGATTGCGTTCAACCTTATCTTCATCGGAGTGTTTCACAATAAAATTACCATTATTATATTTGTAAATCTCAAATGGTAACTTATCAACTGCAAATTCAAACTCAAAGCTATTGAATAGTTTATTAATTTTTTGAAATATTGGGTCATCTTTTAAAATTACAGCATTTGTTAAAAAACTATTTCTTCTTTTAAGATTGTATGCAATCTCACCAGTATTTCCAGCTTTGAAATATGACTGAACATAATCACCACCTAATCCTTTAATGTATTCACATTCAGATTGATCAAATAATTTTCCCTCGAACAAAAGCATAAATTATGAATGAGCATTTTTCAAATATGCAATAAAATTAACCATAACCTGATTAATTTTTGCTTTTTCGTTTGTTGAAACTGGTATTGTTGATCTGTTCTTTAAATCTGATATTTTAATAGATTTATATACGTTTACTGCCATGATTTTAATTTTTTAAACTTTGTTATGAACTAATATATTATTTGTGTAAAAATTATGATTATCTTCAACTGAGAAAATATACGTTTGGGTATCTTCAGGTTTTAAAACTACGATTTCTTTAATTGCTGTTTGTCCACCTGTAGCTAACCTAACTAAATCACCAACTTTTATTTTACGTACTTCTCTATCTATGTTATATCTTTCATTTGTCCATTCAGGAATAAATGATGCTAACTCTAATCCATTAACATATGTGGGGTGATCGAATGTACATGTAAATGAAGTATCATTTGTGAAATGATATGTTACCAAATCATTGTGAATTGGTTGTTTTAAAGTCAATACTTTCTTAGGTTCAATACTTAATGTAGTTTCATTAAATGAAAGAACTTCATCTCCAATAACAACATCTTCAATATTTTTAAATGTGCCGTCACTCATATTTATTTTTGTACCAGCTGGAAAACAAGATCCACCACTATAAATTTTATTGTGAGAAATTAATCTTAAAATTTTTGACCCGCCAAATAAGAAGTTATCAATGTCCTCCATATTAGGCATATATAATGTTTCATTTGTGGTTAATATTTCAATTTGCACATCAACTATTGGTACTAAATTACCATCAGAATTGAATATTGAATAATCAGTTGATAATTGATTTACTGGTGAATATTGTACAGTATTGGTTACTGAATTATATGTTAATAATCTACCTCCACCACCAAGTCTAACTATTTCATCATTATCAAAAACAATTTTAGTAATTTCATTTGCAAATGGTTCATCAGTATTCAAAAATACCAATTTAGATGTACTTGGATAAGAACCATCTGGTAAAGTGTTACCAGTAATACTCCATAAATCTAATACATCGAAATCATCAGTATTAGGTGCTCCATTAACAAAATATGATGGATAAGTTGCACCAACAACCATAGTAGAGATAGGTACTTCATTACCATCTTCATTTACAATTGGTTCATCACCTAATAAACCATCTTTATCATTTTTAATAATATTAGTCGCATATTCATAATAATGAACAACGTCAATTTGATTTGATATTTGAGTGTTATCGATTTCAATTGTATTAGGTAAACTAAACAATGCATTAACTTCATATTCACCTACATTACATAAGTCTAAATTTGGTCCATAAACAATCATAAAAGACCTAAGTGAAGAAACATAATTATTTGCAATTTGATCTGAATTAATATGATATTGTTGGACTAAATTATTTGGTGTTGCAATATTTTGTATAAATTCATTATATCTATCTTGTCCGTTCAATTCTGGTTTACCTACTTTATAAAATGGGAATGATTTATGGTCAACTAACACTGGTTTAACAACTAAATCAGGAACGTTTTGGGCGTTGAATAATGTTGTATCTAAAGTATTATAAGTACCATAATCACTTGAAGAATGGTAAAAATTAACAATGGACGCTGCGTCACTATTATCTGCAAATAATTTCAATAAATTCAAGGTTCCTTTAGCATATTCTGAGTCTAAAATAGCTGTTTCGTCATAAGCCATTCTTAAAATAAACTTACTAGCATCATCTGCTGGAGTAAAAGGGAAAATTGAATCGCCAGGAACCACTATCGGTGTTATCGTAGTGATAAATGGCGCAGATTGACCCAAAACTTGGGTTAATTGGTTAACTAATTTACTGTGTAAGTCAGTTTTATATACAATCACAACTTCAGTAATGTTGTTTTGACTTAAAATTTCGATAAAATCGCTATAATCAAAATAAGCTAAAGCTGAATAATAATTGGCTGTTGTATCCGTATTGATTTCCAAAAGTTTTAAATCACCATTTGCGTCTCTAACGAAATCTGAGGAAAAAAAGGTCCCTTTCATATGTTAATTTTTATAATTTCTTAATGTTTTATATATAAATATCAAATTAATGTTTTGATTTCAGATATTATTTTTTCAATTTTATACTTAGAATTACCATGATAATGTCTATAATATTGGTTTTTTCGCCCTAAAAACACAGAAATTGGTTTATAAGTGCATTTCATCTGATCAACTAATACGGTTAATAAATACTGTGCAGATACTGCTGTTTGTTGGTTTACATATTTGATTTTATGGTTTTTAACTAGTTTGTTAAATTGCTTCCAACATTTAACATATTCTTCTTTTAGTCTTGTATTGGTAATTCTTAAAACACCACAATTGATTACTTTAATAATATCTGTTGTTATTTTAATTGGTAACTGATTATTGGTGTCTAGTTCTAATAATTCCGATATCGCATCCCCATAAACATCCTTGAAATGATTGGTTTCATATGCATCAAAAGTGACATCCTCATCGTATATTGGTAACTTAGATTCTAATATTACATCTCCATCAATTAAATAATAATCGTCAGTTCTCTCCTCAAGTACTTTAAATTTGAATGAATCGAAAAAAAATGAATCCTCATATTTTTCCAAGAAAATAATCTCATCTACTAAATTTACAAAATAATCCTCACATGCTTTATTAGTGTAAATTATAGTATAATATCCTAACTTTTTAGCTTTTGAGATTGAAAATTTATAAAAATCTATCAACTTACTTTTATAGTCAAATTCAACATATTTAATTTCATTATTGAAATCTAACGTCCAAATCAATTTCATATCAATTTATTTGTTTTTTCTAATATATCCTTAATTAAAAAAGCTATCAAAGTAAATCTTTTACCTATTGTTTTTTCGACCTTATGTCGTTCGTCACCGGTAAAATAAACCATTGAACCTTTTGTAGGCTTGATGGCGTCTTGATTAAGAAATATTAATTCGCCACCTTCAAAGTCGTCATTTAAGAATATAGCAAATGAAAATGGCTCGGTATGCGCATGATAATATTCAACTTGATCTATTGTTTCGTCCACTAATTGTAATCGCAATATTGTATAATGCTTTTTTATTTTTATTTTGGTTGGTAGATTTAAATCATCAATTATAGATAATAAATCCATACCCTTAAACCTATAAATGTTATCATTTACTTCATTAGATTTTGCATCATTCCATAATGAAATAATAGCATCACATTCTTCAACAGTTAAAAAATTAGGTATAATTTTTATCATATCAACGTTTTGTTATACTCAACTTTTAAATTTAAAAAAGTGTAAACACTATATCTTGTATTTTTCAGTACCGTATCAACTTTATGTTGTACGCCGTGATTTAACATTATAGTAAGCCCAGCTTTTGGTGTAATTCTTTTTTTTTCAATTTTACTATCATATAAAACCAAATCACCACCTTCAAAATCATCGTTTAAGTATGTGATATAACTAATTTCACATTCATCTACATGTTTACTACTCAATAATTGTCTTTCTGGGGATATAATATTAATACCCGTTTCTTTAACTATATATTTCCCATTTTCAGTTATCAACGTATAATAATTTTTTAATTTATTTTGATCAATTCTTAATGAATCAAAATATTGAGCTTTTTTATTATGCATTGTATTATAAACCCAACTTTCAGGATTATTAATGACACTGTACAAATATTCGATTTCACTTTCCAATAATATATTGTCTAATCTACTATACATTATCTTTATTTAATCCGTACTTAATCCATTTATACCAAATTCTTTCGTGTATATAATACTGTGCTGGCTTCCATAAAAGTTCTGCAACACCAAATGCGGCGCCCCACTTAATTGAACCAGTTACTAACCACATAGTAATAAAACCAATAGTAGTACTTACAATTCTATAGCTAATTGTCTTTGCGATATGTCGTTTCTTTTGCACTATCATATTGATGTTCTATTTAATAAATCTAAATTATTCAGTATTTTGAATCGTTCCATTTTCATCCATTTTACCACTTCTAATAGCAGTTCCGCTAATAACCGCAATATCAGCTGGTGGTTCATGATAAATAACATCATAACCAACACCTCTACCATAGTTAACACTTTCAATATCCGGAATTATAGAAATTTGTATTCTATGTGAATTTTCCTTGAAAAAAGTAATATCAGATAACTCCATCATTACTTCCTGCGCAGATTTTGGGTTATTTTCATCTAAAGGTACATTTCTGATTGCAACCCAAACATCTTTACCTTTATCTAATTGTTGTCTAATCAACCACTCATGACCTGCATGCCAATTTTGCCAGCGACCAATATACATCGCATATTTTTTTCCCATCATATTTTCAATTTTAATCTTAATTCTTGAAATGTTTCAAATTCACCTCTACTTGTTGTGTCAATATCCACAAAATTCTCTATGGGTGCATCATATTCTAAAACATGAAATTGCTCTCTACCTCTTATATCACTGGTATGTACGTATATTTCTTTAACACTATCACCCATTTCATGTTTAAATGTTTCTCGCTGTTCTTTATATGGTGAAACCAAAGAAACTATCGCCACACCATTCTTATGGTGAATAAATTTTGCAATGTTTTGCGCTAATTCAATATTTTTTCTTCTACCAGCTTCAGAATAATCTTGATTATTGAAAATCGCTCTAATATCATCACCATCAACGATAATTGCTTTACCAGCAAAATGAGCTTCTAACCATTTAGCCAATGTTGTTTTACCTGCACCCGGCTGCCCTGTTAACCAATATATCATACCATAATATAACTAAAATAATGTAAATAAAAAAATTAGCTAATCAATTTACTGTAAATTTTATCAGCTAAATTGGCATGTCCTTCCTCCCCCCAATGATAATCCCAGATAAGTCTCTTAGTTTCTTCCATAATGGTTTTTTGTCTTCCAATATGCTTGATTTCGCAATTAAGAACGTTGTTCTCATCGATCCAACACCAATCTACTAACTTATTATATCTGAACGTATATTTTATCAATTTAATGATATTATTCATTTCATCGATATAGTTTTGATGCCCTCTATTAAGAATTATATCCTTTATTGAATTAATTGAATAGTTTGATATGTCAACGGTTGGTTGATTAACATGACCTGGGTTTAAGCATTCCCATTGACCATTATTACCAACAACACGAGTTCTGTACCAATCGGTCCAACCTATAATGATAATATCTTCCTCTTTAATATCATAAAGATGGTTGATAATTTTATCTAATATTGTATGGTTATCGGCTCCGCCCATACCAAGTGACATTATCTCCAAATTAGATTTTTCAGCGATTATTTCATAGTATGTTTTGGGTGTGTAACCTTTATATTCACAATATTGGCTGTAGTGACTAAATGGTGTGCTAAACGAATCTCCAAATACCCATAATTTACTCATAACTTGAAATGTTTTTTATTAAATGTGTTTATTGATATATTATTTTTATCTAATGCATATGAAAGTGCTAAACCTTCGCCGTTTCCTATTCCACTATAACCAGTATCGGTTGTTAAACTGGTGTACTCAAATACAGGTTTAATTGATTCAATATCTTTTATTATCTGACCAATATTGTCATTATATGGTAAATGATATATCCACTCTAATATAGTTGTTAAATTTTGATAATTGTACTCAATCTTGTCCCAATATTTTATTAGAATATCAAAATACGGGTCATTTTTATAACTTGAGAAAGTTTTACCATACGGCCAATTTCCATAATAAAGAAAATCGTTTGATTTTGTAAATGTCCTGGGAAAACCAAGATCTAAATTTTGTATCCAATCAGCATCAACATAAACAATATCGTCTTTATGTTTTTCAGCTAACTTTAATGGGTATAATAATTTATGGAAATATGAAAAGATTTTATGGTCATAATATTCAATCGTACCTAACTTAAAATATTCTGGGCTATCGGTTAAAATATTAACTTCCCAACCATTATCAATAAAATTCGCAATATATGGTTCACAGTTTTTTACATATTTTTCACCAACCGCAATTAATGATAAAATCATATTCTAATGTTTATACACAAATGGATCTCTTTTTTTCAATTCTTCCATTTTTTTCTTGAAACGCTTTTTGCGCTTATAATCTTCAATTTTTTCTTTAACCCAATTTAATATTTTTTTCATATTTTAATTTTTATACATAACGAAATTACCCATCACCAAAATATCAATATCAGTATCAAAAAATGTTTCTATCGCATCTTTTGGTGTAAGTACCATTGTTTTATCTTTAACATTAAATGACGTGTTCAGTAAAATAGGATATCCACTTAATTTCTCAAATTCGGTTAATAAATCGTGCATTGGTGTATTCCTGTAAACAGTTTGTACCCTAGCACTTCCATCTACATGTGTTACTGCTGGTAATTTATCTTTATATTGTTCTTTAACTTTAACAACCTGATTCATATATGGTATATCCGTTAACATATCAAAATAATCATGTTGTCTTTCTTTTATAACCATAGGTGCAAATGGTCTAAAGCTTTCTCTTTTTTTAATGACTTTGTTGATTCTGTCTTTCATACCAGGGTTAGTTGGGTTAGCCAATATTGATCTATTACCTAAAGCTCTAGAACCAAATTCAATATGTCCTTGGAACCAACCAACTACTTTACCTTCATTTAATTTTTCAGCAATATATGTTCTTAATTTCATGTCGTCATATATTGAAGTATACTTATGATGACCTATTGCATATCTAATTTTGTTATTATCAAATAACGGACCCAAAAAAGGGTTCCTTGTAATTTTAAAATATTTCTTTTCTCTTTCTTTAACTAAATAATGGATTACTGAACCAATTGCAGATCCTGCGTCTGAAGGTGCTGCTGGTACCCATAAATTTGTGATAAATGTTTTATCAATAATCTTACCATTTGCTGTGCCATTGTAAGCACAACCACCACTTAATGTTAATAAAGTATTCTTACTCAATGGTTTAATTGACTTTATAATATCAAATAAAATTTCCTCATATCTTAATTGAACTGCTGCAGCCAAATCTTTATGTGTTTGTTCTAATGGTTCTTCTGGTAATCTTTGCGGTGCAGTTAATAAACTTGATAGTTTTTCATTGAACATTATTTTATCCGACCTATCCCAACAAAACACGTCCATATTACATTCCAACTTACCATTTTTATATGAAATAAGTTTACGAACCTCACTGATGTACTTTTTAGGATCACCATAAGAAGCTAATCCCATAACCTTATATTCACCTTCATTTGGTCTAAAACCCAAATATGAGGTTATTGCTGAATAATAAAGACCTACTGAATGTGGGTATTTAGCAATTGAACTATATTTTATTCCATTGTTATCAGCAACACCCATAGATACAGTATCAATCTCACCCACACCATCAATAGACAAACAAGTAGATTCGTTGAAATATGATGTGAAATGTGAATAATGTTGGTGGGCCTCATGGTGTGTTGAATAGAAAACATTAGGTGATATCTCCTTAAGTTTCTTGTCAACCTCTTTTATATACTTCTTAATTTTAACATATGACATCAATGAATAAATTGGATTTTTATACCATTGAGATTTTATGTTTTTCAATACTCTTTGATATTTCAACTGAGGGTCTTCGTAATAACAAACTGCTTGTATATTTTTATCTGTGATCTTATATTCTTTATAAATGTATTCCAACGCTTTTGTTGGAAAAGAACTATCATGTTTAATACCTGTGAATTTTTCTTCTTCGCATGCGAATACTAATTGATTATTTCTAAATAAACAAACAGATGAGTCGTGATAATATGCCGATATTCCAATTATGTACATTAATCAATATTTTACCCACCGTAATAAATGGTATCATTATTTTTTCTTTCTCTCCAAGGATCTAATACAATACTACCTTCTGGAAATATTGTTTCGTTATAAACACCTCTGTGTCCCAACAAGTAAATTGCTGGTTCAACAATTTGATCATAATATAACCAATCGTAATTTAAATAATGTGCGATTAACTTAGTATATGAACCATCGGTATATAGAACACCTGGTTTGTAACTTTCACCTAAAATAACTATTGGTAAATCATTTTCATCATGTAATTCTTTCAATTTTTTTGCAATATTATGTGCTTGTTCTTCTCTTGATTTCATTATTGCATCAAATAGATCATAACCAAGATCTAAATCTTTAGCTAACCATCTTAACGCAATATTATCTCTTGGGTGACATCCGCCACCATCTCCCATTCCAGCTTTCATATATGCCGGACCCATAATTCTATAGTTGCTTCTTTCTAACGCACCAGTAACAACATCGGTATTCATATTACCATTTTTCTCCGCAACATCCATTATCATATTAACTAATGATAACTTAGTTGATATGAAAGTGTTATAGAATATTTTAATTGCTTCTGCATCATCCCAAGTACCTATTTCACATCTTATGTTTTGGTTTACAAACGTTTCATAAAACTCAATTAACTTTTTTGCGTCACCTGTTTGAGTTCCATCCTCAGTTCCAATAATAACCATTTCAGGTTTAACCATATCTTCTTTAACCGTACCCATTGCAATCAAATATGGGTTGTAAATAAAACGATAATTCTCAACTAACGGAATGAACTCACGTCTTGTTGTACCAGGTAAAACCGTTGATATTAAAACAACCAATTGTTCTTTAGTTGTATATTGATTTATTTCTTTCAATACACTTTTAACGATTGAGTAATCAAAATCTTTTGGTTCTAAATGTGATGTTGGTTGACTACCGTCATAATCAGGATGGTGTGGTGTAGGTACCGCAATGAATATTATTTCTCTATCTTTACAAACATTTTCTAAAGATGTTGTTTGATAAATTCTACAATCGTGTATTGGTTTGATATCATAACCCAAAACATCATGACCCGCATCGTGCATAACTTCAGCAGCATCTTTTCCTAATTTTCCTATCCCTATAAATCCTATTCTCATATTAATATTTTTTATAAAAAATTTCTGAACCAATTCTTTTATTTGATATCATTGGGAACTTTTCATTAAAGCTTTTCATATAGTCTTTCATGTTTGTCGCCGTTTCAATACCATGTTCAATTTGATGAATAATGTCATTTGTAATTTTCAAGTCAAATGGTATTTTTGGCATAATTTCACTTATAACATATTTGTGATATAAATTTGGCCTAGGATGATAATCATCATATCCCTCCCATTTTTTACTAGTACACCAAATTCTATTGTTAATATATCTTTTTTTAGCTAAGAAATCATGCACACTAATCAAATCAAATTTAACGTCAGTTTTTACGTAACTAATCAAATCTTTCAGTTCATTACTAGTTTCAACAAAACTAAAATAATTGTCAACATCGTTGAATATATCTAGAATGGAACCAAATAGATGATTTACTTGTTTATGTTCTAAGTAATTTTTAATTGCTAGAATACTATAATATGACTTAAAACATAACCCTTCAATTGTATATAATTCACCATTATATTTCGATACTTTATCGACATTTGTTACCTGTCCATAACCTAAAAAAATTGGTGGTGTACCAGTTATTAAATCCCATCTTATTGGTGTTGTAAACATAACAATAATCTGGTCTTCTTTTGTGAAATTGAATTTTCTATCTGCTTCCATTATTCTATAAAGCATAGATTCATTACCCGAACCTGAAACCCCGATGTTATAACCTTCATTGCCATATAGTATAATGTCAGCCCATGTTGGCCATTCATAATTTGTGAAACTACATCCAAATGTGAAAATCCTACCCATTAAATCAATTTTATTTTATCGACAAAGTTATTCCAGAATTTACTATGGTCTTTGCTTAAATATACACTTCTATTTTTTAAAAGTTTAGGCTTAATTAATTTAATTTTTTCCTCCAATTCTTGTCTATTTTCAGGTAAAGTCCATTTTTTTATTTGATTTGCAATGAAAAACATCTTTTCAAATGATTGTGGCATATCATCATAACTTTCATCAAATAATTCTGGATATGTTTCATAACCAAGATTATGTAATTCTTTCAATGCACCAGGACTTGCGATCAAAATAAATGGATGACCACAAAAAATCATCTTAAACGTTTTTTCTGTTATAAATGAATTAAGATTATTTACTTGAGTTTCCATAATAACACTAAAATACGTGTCTTTCAACCAATCAATATTGGTATACGGCGATGTATTGTAAACATCACTATTATCCATTTTACAACCAGGAAGGTTTCTTTCGTAAATCTTATCATTGATTTTCAACCATTCGTAAAATTCTTTGTTTTTATCCTCATTAAGTTGATCTTCAATTCTTTTAGGGTCACCATAGAAACATTCATTAATATATCTACCTAGTGAATCAAATTCCATCATACCACGACCAAACGGCATGTAACTATATAACGCATTTTCAAGTAGTCCATTATATTCTATTACTTTATAATTTAAGTATCTAAAATTTCTGGGTGAACCAATTTGCATTAAAAACGTGTTCTTTTTATTAACAACATTTATATGATCATCAAAATTGAATCCTGGGTTCAACTTAACCAATCTTCTTGCATAGAATTTTTCAAATGTGTAATTAACAATGTATTTTATCTTTTTTGGGTTATAACATTCATTATTAATTATTCTCGCACTAATAAAATCACAACCTACTATTTTTACATTCTTAAAATTTCTAACTTCAGCCCAATCTAATAGTTGTGTTAATTTATTAACGAATTCACCATGATTTATAAAGTCAGTTTCAAAATAATTTGTAACCATCAAATATAATGATCCATCATTAATTTGGGTTACGATATGACTAGGTAACCATAATAAACAATTAGGAAATTGAAAAGTTCTATCGGAGATAAACACTGGATAGATATTAATATCTTCTTTATTGAATTCATGCTCTAATGTCTTAACAAAATGTAATTCATTTTCATGGGTTTCCAAATCATTATCATATGACAATACGTTTTTAACTGACTCAAACCACCAAAACACATTCCTAGGCATAAGACGGTAATCAACATGTCTATTTATACTTATATCACATAAATTCCAATATGGTTCATCATCCTTAAACTCGTCAAATACAAAATTTACTTTCATTATATCAATTTAGTTTCAATTAATTTATCAACGTATTTACATTCCGTATCGAAACCAACAACAACAGTATTTCCTGTTATTTTATTAAAAAATTCTTCGTAATATTTTTTTGTATTTTTCAACCCAATAAATGCATTAGTGTAATCGGTACAAAATATATTAGATATACTTATGTACTTAGTTTTACCTACCATTTTACTTAATAAAACATTTGGGTTTTGTATTAAATCAACATTTATTAATTCAACATTTGATGATCTTAATTTATCTATTAATAAATTAAAGTTTTCTTCTCCTCCAAAGTAATCATATGTTCTTTGTAAACTACTTAAAAAACTTTTATCAAATGGTTGGTTACTATTGAAATTGTATGCGCCTCGACCTAAATAATGAAAAAAATTCCTATTGGGATAATTTTTAATCAATTCTTTTATATCTCTTATTTTGCTTTCTCTAATATATCTAATCCAATCAAGACAAACATCATTGAAATCATAAATGATCAATTTACCGTCGTCATTTAAGTAATTATTGTGAAAACTATCTAAAAACTTAAATCCGCCGGCAGGTATCGCAATAGTATCAAATTTCAAGTTATTATAGTTAGACGTCAAAGACATGTTCTCCGAGTTTAATAACCAAATTTGATTTTTGATTAATAATGGCGTTTGTAATAATTTTACTTGATTTACATTTAATGTTGTGTCAAGTGTTTGCGTTTTTAGACATTCTAAAAATCTATCAGTGTTTGATTCTGGATAATAATATGTTCTTTTACTTCTGATTTTTTGAGCCCAATTAATAACATCAAACCCATTCTTCAATGCTTCATTTATAAAATTCCAACCTTGTTTAGAATGGAATCTATTTTCAATTTTACCTGTATTTTTAATCCATAACGGTGTGTAGTCATCATGGAAATTTTCAACACTTCTTTCAATAACAACTAAATCATCATATTGATTCTCCCATCTACCATATTTTGGGGCACCTGCGTTAATCCAATTTTTGGTATTTACTAAAACAAATTGATGATGCAATTCATACCAATCTTCTTTCCATTCTAATATATGACCTGCAGCCATATAATTTGGTGTACTTAATATCTCTTCTTTAATATCAAATATTATAGTTGCATCATATATTCTCACACCAGCCGCCATAAAAAGTATATGGTCATAATGTTGATTGTGTTTTTCTAATGCTTCATCGATACTATTTTCAATTAAAATAGTTATTTCGGTATCGGTTATTTCATTAATTCTATTAGCATAAAACTTGGTGAAATCAATCATTCTATCAGACAATTCATCATTATGTAATGTGTCAGCCGGAAAAATACAAATAGCTAAATTAATATCGTTGATGAAATTATCATTGATTATGTCCATATAAAAAATTAGTATACTTTATCGATTCATTAATTAATTTTGGATTAATATGCCCATGTACTATTACATGATATCTATCTTCGTTTGAGTTATTCCAAACAGCGTGTTCTCTTCCTAAATCTAGAAAAACACCTCTTCCCTTTTTAAATGGTACAATACCATCATTCTTAAATCCAAATTGACAACCTTCTGGGTTATTGATTGCAATATTGAAAGGGCCAAAAATTCTACCCTTACCATCAGTATGTGGCATTACAAATCCACCGGCTTCCAACTTCATTATCCTAACTCTATCATACTTTTCATAATTCAATGATTTTATGAATTCTGTTAATTTAGGTAAGTATTCACACACATCAGTCCAGTGATAATTTGCTTCATCTTGCGTTTTAAATCCATATCTATCAAAATGTTCTGTTTTGCTACTGTCAATACCATGTAATGTAACAGCATTCCATCCCTCATGATTATATGAATTCAATTTATCTTTATCTCTATGTTTAACAAAATATGTATTTTCTAATGATTTTATTTCTTCTAACATTTCATCAAAATCATTATCAAAATCAATAACAGAGTACGGCCAATTACAATTAACGTCAAATATATTTTCAGGGATGTTTGTTGGTTCCCATTTTGCATTAATACTATCGTTAAAAAATCTTTCTATCATGATCAGTATATTTCATTAATTCTGGCTTTCTTTTACTGATTAAAACATCTGTAGCACAATGACAAATATGCCAAGGGCATATCACTGGTTTATTAGGCCATTTTATTTCATCTAAATTATTTATGTTACCAATGTAAAATGAGGTACAATTACCTCTTTTAATTTCTCCGTCTGCAAATATGAATAAAGATTCTAATCCCATTTCACATTCCCAACCAAAGAAATCCGTTAACCCTTGATTGATATAATCAACAGCATCTGCGGATCCATCAATTGACCCATCTTCCAAAACAAAATCTGAACCAATATTAGCCCATTTTTTATGGTTTAATTCACCGCTATTATAACCACCAAATCTTGTTTCACCATTAAACCATTCTAATTGTTCATTAGTATAATTCAATGTTTCCCTATCTTGTTGAGCCCAATCTAATATTCTAACCGCTTCAACATTGAAGTATTGTGATAATTCATTTTGTTTGACAGTATTATACATTTCTAATGCATTATCCCAATGTGTTGGGCTCATCATAATTCTTAACGTACAAAAACAATTTATTATTGAGGCTTTTATTTTATCAAGCACATTATTTCTATCTCCATATTGTGGATGGTATGAAAAAACAATGTACTGTAGATATTTTGATAACTCGCTAAAATATTCAATATTTCTAGTACCATTAGAAGTGATGCCTACAGTGCTACCTCTTTCATGTATCATTTTACATAAATCTAATAAAAATGGTGACATGGTTGGTTCTCCACCTGCAATTGATACATGAATTTTAGGATATCTCTTAAAAATTTCCTCAAAAAAGGCTTTAACTGCTTCCCATTCATATCCATGGTTATTTCCACTATGTAATGCCGGCACACAATAGTTACATTTATTAGAACATATGTTGTTTATTACCCAGGTAATTTGTAACACATCTGGGTATTTGTTAATAACTTCTTTAATTGGTATTTTCATTATTTTTTATCCTTTTTCAATTATTTCAATTTTAGAGATTCCAGTTGTTTTACTGAAAACTTCTCTATTCCATCTCATTTTAACATCTTCATCACCAACAATCCAAGCTCTTTCAGGCCCTGTCGGTAACAACCATTTTTTTCTGTCACTTTCAAATTGTAACATGGCGTCATTTATAATTATCTTACCTAATCTATAACGACCTAATGATAATTTATTTAAATTATCTATTGGTGTTTTTGCTTGTAATTCAGGTGTTAATGTAGTATACCATTTGTGGAATCTTTCATTTATTGTACGGCTCATATCTGGGCCAAAATTCATCCATGTTTCAGCTGCAAATCTAATCTGTGGTCTCACCTCTTCTCTATCAATAACCTCCCAATCATTTTCAGGCGCAATTGATAACCAATCTTTACCTAATGTGTTATATCCACAATATAAACCACCCCACTCAAATTTATTTTCTAAGAAGTGTTTATCCTCTTCTCTTACTGGCTCATGTAAACCTGCTGGTAAAAAATCATATAAACAACTAAAATTAGGGTACTTATCTGCTTCACCATGCATTGCGGTTTCAATCATATGAATAAACTCATTCAACGATAAAAAGTTTTCATGTAATTCATATGACCATCTACCAGCTGCTTGTATGTCTTTTATTCTATCACCATATACTTCAAACTCTTCATGTAAATAATTTAATATAACACTATCCAATTGATTCATATCTGTAAATGTTGGTAATGGTTTATCATAATTTTTATTGATAAACTCCAACACTTCATTGATTTTACTCATTAAATAACCAATATTACTCATTTCATTATTTGTAACTCTGGCTTTTATTTTCATATTATTTTCAATCGAATATTGGGTCATTTTCAACCAACGATCAACAACTGGATTATCATCGTGTAATAAATAATTTATTGGTAAAATTCCGCCATCTTGCATAGTCATTGTGACTGATAATTGTCTGTACATAATTAAAATAGATTTAAAAGTTCCTTAAATGTTTCTTTATGATTTAGATTTCTGTAAAGATCCATTTTTATGAGATATTCCTCAAACTGATTTAACAAACTAGACTCATCTGCTGAATTCATTATGTTTGCCATCTCATTAAAGTTCCATACGTTTAATGTGTCTTTTTTCAATTCAACGTAATCACTTAATTTTTTTGTTATTATTTCTTTAACATGTTTCGGTAAAATCTTTGTTGATAGATAATGTGGTCCCCACAATACACCTGTGTGGAATATTGTATCGTATTTACTTCTGAATATGATTTTTCGATAATTCTGCGCTTCTAACCAATCAGCAAACTCAGGTAAATAAAAAATGTTTAATGCCTGAACAGTATACAATATCTTAAATGACATATTATCTGGTGCATTATCATCATATTGTTTAAGATTGTTTTTTATAACATCAAATTTTGACGGATATCTAATAAATTCAGTTACTTTGTCAATACCATCTATTGATAAGAATAATTCAACCTTCTTGAAATTCTTCCATAACTCCATTAATTCTGGGTCGTATATTGTTGCGTTTGTGTGGTAATTAACTTGGATATTTGGAGCATATCCTCTCTTAACAATTTCCTTAATCATTTCCTTATGCTCTTTGATCAATAAAGGTTCCCCACCAGCAAATATCATCAAACGCATATTGCCACAGCTATCATAAAAATCTTCTAAAAATTCTTTTCTTTTATACCACTCAAATTTATTCAGATCAATTTCTGACTTATGTTTCCAATCCCATTTAGCATCGGTATTCAACTCAACAGACAATTTTTTAGCCTCATTTAACCACTTAGAACTATCTTGAGGTCTACACATTACACAAGCTAGATTGCACGTATTTCCTAATCTAAAATCAAGTGTATATAAATCATTATCGATAGACCCATCTTCATGCGTATTTCTAACGATTTCTTCAACCAATTCCTTAGTTAATAAAGTGTCCCATAATCTATTTTCATTTAATCTATGGCTTTTAACGCCTACCTCTTCTTCCTTATAACAAACCTCACATGAACTAAATTTCTGACCATTCAATAATGTTTTTCTAGCATTCTTGAAATAGTCACTGTTCTTCACGTCATTAATCGTATTGTAATTTAAGTTTAATCCACTTTCTGGTTTTGCAACACAACATAAAAGAGCTGTACCGTCAGTATATGTTGCGGTATGTAACCAAGGTAAAATGCAAAACGTTTTGCTTTGTGATCTATCTTTATTAAGCATAATAATCGTTTAAGTACTGATTTAATTCCACACAAACTTCCTCAAATTTTTGTTTTCTGTTTTCATCTAAAATCTTAGTATATGCTCTGAAACTATCAACATAGAAATCTGCATTTGCAATTCTATCTTCTTTCAATAAATTGATAATTGCGTATGTGCTATTTTTAGTCATGTCATGAATTGGTCCTAAGAATTTTGTGTTTAGATAATTTTCAAGCTTTACTTTAGCAGCATCTTTGATTGGTTGCGGTAAGATTTTAACATCTAAATTTTTAGGTTTAGTATCGATCAAGAAATCAATAAACACATTACTCTTATATCTTTCATTAACATCAAATACATAGTCAATTATTTTATCGATATCAAACATATTGTAAATCTGAACAACTGGTGTTATACCTAATTGTATATTCTTCATTTGTGCTAATCTCTCGAAATTTTGACTGATTTTATTCCAATGCGACGGGTATCTGATATAATCATTCATCTCACCAAAACCATCTATACTAGCATTTATTGAAACAGTATCAAATTTGGAAAGAATATCCAAAAACTTATCAGTTAAATTGGAACAGTTTGTATTGAAGAATAAAACAATATCTTTTCTACCCATTTCAATACACTTTTCCATGAAATAGTAATTGTTTTCAATCAACGTAGGTTCACCACCAGTCATGTAAACTTTTTTCAAGCTAGGAATTAACGCCTCAACTTGATCCCATAACATTTCACTCTCAAACCAAGTACCTTGATCTTTAAGATGAACTGGATTACCACCATATTCAGATTGATAGATTTTTTGATATTCCTCGTTCTTTTCCCATAAATCAAAATGCTCTTTAGCAATTGAACTTGAATTATATGGGTTACACATCCTACATCTGAAATTACATAAATTACCTAATCTCAAATCAAGATATACTGGAACATCTTCAATTATACCATCATTAGCTGCGGCTTCTTTAACTAGAGCCTCAATTTTTTCAGCACCTAATCTCCACACCCATTCTCTAGTCATCATGTCTTTATAACTGTCCCTACCTATTTTACTTTGTAAGTTACATTTAGAACAAGCTTCCACTTCTTCCCCAGCAATCATCTTCTTTCTAACGTCTCTAACGCTATCAGAATTAAATGCGTCTAGTAATTTGGAATTGGTTACATGTAAAGTTTTACCGTCTGTTACTAAATCTGTGTTATTTGGTCCCCCTTCAGCTATACAGCAGTACTTAAACTTACCGTCGCTGTTTACCATTGTACTTACAAATGGCATTGCGCAAAATGTTTTTGATTTATTCATAAGAATCCATATTAATATATACCTTTTTTATTCAGTTTTGTATCCTTAATTTACATGATTTTTCTCATATAATCACTATAAAAACCAAAATTTTCCAAAATAAATTTGTAAGCTTCTGGGTTTTCATCAATTAGTTCATTTACTATCCTTTTTCTGTATTCTAATTTATATCTATCACCTGTAAAATGAACACATTTGTTATCCTTGTAATCATCCCAACAATAATATGGGTTAATGTCGTTTTTATAAATTTGGTTCTTAAATAAGAACTGTTCCAAAAACATGGTAATTAATGGAAATTCATTCAATATTTTATGGTTTTCAACATAAAAATCCCAAATTTCAATATATACATCTTTAATTATTTGGAACTTATTTCCACCACAAATTGAGACATTTATTGCAAAATCGGTATCAACATTATCCAATAAATAATGATTTTTTATTCTTTCTTTCACCTTTTCATATGTTGGTAAATATGTTGGCTGAATAATGGGTTCTGATAAGATTTCTCTATGTGAGAATACCAAATCTTGCTGTTTTAGAATGTCTAAGTAATCCTTATCATATATTAAAAAATCATGATCTAAATTAATATATGGTTCTGTATTAAGAATTGCTGCCTGTATCTTGTAAATGCAATTTTTATGACAAAACTCATAGTTTTGATTTTCAATATATATGTTACCATCAAACAGCTCAATAAATTGATCAAATAGATTTAATGGTTCCAAATAACCATAAAATTCCTTTGTTGAATAAAATAGGATTTTATCTTCAGGTGCTTTATATCTTTTTATTTTACTAACGCTTAAAACTAATAAAATAACATCTATTAAATAGAATTCAGAATCTAATTTTTTATCATCATGTTTAGGTACATAAGTGTATGTAAAATTCATATTTAAATTAATTTGGGTTTATTGTTTTCTATGAATGATATAAATTCATCAAAAAATTCTTTAGTTGACATGTCTTCCAAAATCATATTGAAATTATATACTAATGTTTCATGCATTTCTTCTAATGTTTTTTCAATTTTTGCATCGTCCCACAATGAGATCTCTTCCATTATTTCCACAATTTTCTCAAATCTAGTTTGGAAGTCTAGTTCATCGTAGCTTTCATCCCACCATCTATCAAATGTCTTGAAACCATATTCTTTCAATTTTTTTAATGAACCTTTATTACCAATGATAATAAAAGGTTGCAATGTGAAAATTGGTTTTATTATTTTCTCAGAAAAAAATAATGTATCTTTGGCTGTAATTGTTTCAGTCACAACATTGCAAAATGTCTTGAAATGTGCGTCCAAATTAATTTTATTTGACTGTTCCACCTCAAAAGTATCAATATCATATGTGTAGTCATTATTACCATCGTAGTTGTCAATAAAATCAAATAATCTATCACTACCAAATTTATAAGTGGGGTTGATAAATCTTCTTATGGCTTGCTTGAAATCTTGTCCTGGTATGATGTTTTTATTACCCAATGTTATAATTGTTTTATCTTTCAATTTTGGATTTGTCATAACTTCCGCAAAAATATAAACCCTATGGTCATGCGGTTTTCTATTGAAACATAGAAAATGTTTTTCTTTTTTTGTTATTTTTTGTTTTTGTATATTGTTTAATAACGCATCTGTATATATTTTTTTAGAACCAGTATTGTGCATTCTATGTGTGAAAAACCATAACCTATGAAAAAAGTAATTAAACCCTATAATATTGAAATTATCTTCGATTATACCTTGTTCAACATATTCTTTCTTCATCTGATCAGCTTTCAAGTTAGATGAAACAAAAACAAAATTTTCTTTGGTTAAATTATTTTTTTTAGAAAAATCAGATAACCATTCGTAACAATGCTGATGCATAAACCATGGTTCAGTAATGTAAAAAATTGCAATTTTACATTTACCTATATTGATGCTGTTTTTTATTTTTTCAGGGATACTTAATGCTATTTTGCCATCAAATAGATCGTTATTCCATATTAATAATGGATAAATAAAAATTTCATTTTTCATTATTAAATTATCGACAGTATCTTGTCTAAATGAATATAGATCATCATTTAGATTAAAACATATTGACCTTCCATTTAAAAAAAGATAATCTTCTTGATCTATCTCTTTTTGTTTTATTGGTAATTGACCATATTTTTTCACATATACATCAATATCAAATCCATATAATTCCTTAGAGAACATATTTGGGTATGGAACAATCATATTACCATTTTCATTAATAACCATAATATCGTCAAACCCAAAATTCATCATGCTAAAAATTCTTTTGGTACTAATTCTAAAAAATGGGAATACTTTGAATTATCAAAAATTATCCCGTAATTATTTATTAAATCAAAATCATATAAACCAATAATATCGTTATAATAAGATTTTGTTGGTAGTTCGTGATAATCAATATTTAATAATGAAATCGCATTATCAAATGAATCGTTATCTTTTATTATAGATAAATGTTTAATTTCAATTTCACTAAAGCATTTATCTTTTAAATCAAATGCACCTGGGTTTAAACATCCGATATAAAGTGGTGCATTTCTATAATCTTCGATTAAATTGCTGCAGTCGTATGTGTAGTTGGCCACAATAACATTATCACAATAAAATATTAATTCATTTGTTTGTTTAATAATCAAAATGGTAACGCCGTCATTTACCATTTTTGAATTCACCTTATCGATTATAACACAATGAAATTTTATTTCGTCTTTATCATCTATTGTTCTAAATTCAAATACTAATGAATTAATGGAATAATCAAAATTCAAACCAAAATTTTGTCCAGCTTTACCAAAAATACCTGCTTTAATATCTTTATTATTTGTTTCAAGTATCTTGAATGAACATAGGATGGTATATTTTTCATCATATAAAAAATTAACAGCTAATTCGCTATCTTTTTTATTAAAAGGTGTGACAAATTGATGTTCATTATGGGTTTCTAAATCCCAAGAATATTTTAACCAATACGGTTTTTTATAATCTATTTTCATTGTTTACCAATTTTTTCAATAAATGGTTTTAGTTCAGGAAAATATTCAATACAATTTAACCCTCTTCGAATTTCGTATTGAATTATAAATTGCTTAAAATTATTTAAATCGGTATAAAAAACATCATTTTTTTCAAACTCCTTTGTGAAATAATCTTTTAAGCGTGTAATTTTTTCAATTTCTTTTAATGAAAACCCAACATCCTCAATTGATTGTGGTTGATTAAAATTAAGACTTCTATACGTAGAATTGAATTTCATGAATTTTTCAAATCTTTCAAAATAATCCTCGTTAATAAAATCTGATAATAATGTGTAACTTAAAAAATTTGGGTGTCTTAAATAAGACGTATCCAAAATTATTGCTGAATTCCAATATCTCTTAGTATTGAAATATTTTAATTTTAAATCATATATCTTTTTGATAAGTTTTTCATATGAAAACACACTAAAAATATTAAACGTTGACATTACAACAATCGTTACCTTATCTAATTTAGATAATATCTTTTCAATATTATTGAACAATCTGTTGAAATCTAACCCATATCTAACATATTCAGCCTGTGCTCCGTAAGTGTCGCATGATGTGTATATAATACATTCTCTTACTTTACCTTTGTTTGTTAATATTCCAACTTTCTCAATCAACTTATCAATTAACTCATCTTCAACACCTAAGTTACTATTAATAGATAATTTCAGATTTTTGTTTGGATCATAATTTAATATGATGTCGTCCAAGATTTTCCAGAAGTCTTTAGATAATAAAGGTTCTCCCCCTGTTATTCTGAAGGTATCCAAATTGTTATATAATTTAGGCCACCAATCCCAAAATGCATCAACGTATGGATTTGGATCAGAGTGCTTGTATGGTTTAGTTTTATTTTTTTCAATCTCAGCTAAACCATTATATTCAATTGATGGTAAGTTATATCCACCATGTTTATTTATTTCTTCCATCCATTTGGATGAATATAAAGGACCACAATATGCACACTTGAAATTACATACATTAGAGAAGCTAACTTCAACATATTTTGGTGTATAGTCTTCTCTCCAATGTAAATTACTTATTTCTTCATAATATGGTTCAGACCATGGTTCAGATGACTTAAATATTCTATCTGAAAATGATGTTGAATTGTCCTCAATATTCCAGCAGTACTGACATTCAGATGGTCTTTTACCATCTAACATCTCTTTTCTGGCTAACTTCTTGATTTTACTATTATGTAATGCTGTTGGGTTTCTTTCTAACTCTTCTAAACTGATTTTATGTGGTGACGGGTGATGGCATGAATGTGTCATTCCATTATGTAAATGCATTGTTACCTGCGTCCATTTTGCTAAACAAAATCCGCACCCGATCTTATCCAATTTTATTTTAGTTTCGTTGAATCCCATTATTTCATCATTACATTTATGAATTTAGTGTTAGGATAAAGTGTCTCATCAACATTATCAATATCCATAACATCCAATATTTTATTTAATCCATCACTTTTATAGTCAATCTTCCCTTGTTGCATTTCTGTAACAAATCTTTTTTCATTTCTTGCAGTTGTTTCACCTTTAGCCCATCTTCCATTAATAAATCCTTCATCAACATGTGGTAAACAATAAAACGCACCTTCTCTTCTATATGGTACTATATTTTCGATAACATTTATGTCTTCTTCTGTAATTTCCAAATCACAATTATCAGCATCTAATTTGACTAACGTATCCTCATCATCAAATACATCATTTACATTGTCAAAAAATTTATTATATAACTTGAATTCAGCTATTTTACCTTTATAGTATGTATTAGAATGAGCGCAGAATCCTAATAAGAATGGATGAATAGCATCGTGAGATCTTAATTCACCAAAGGCTGGAAATGGTGTATTTTGTTTAATCCCATTCATTTGTGAAATTAATTCATCATTAACATAGAAATAAATTTGATTGTTTTCTCTAGAATAACTCAATGTTACCCAAGTCCATAGATGCTCAAATCTTTTAGCCCAATTATATATTGGATTATTATACTTATCAAAGTATTGCATGGTAACAGCCCTAGAATTATTAAACGATAATCCCCAATTCCACGAACCAAGTTTTCTTAATAATGGATATTCCATAAATCTTTTCTGAGTATCACCAACTAACCATATTGGCACCTTATCTTCTTGTTGTTCTGCATTGAATAGAATTGATATTGTATGGTCATTACGCAGACTACTACTTATCTCTCTATCTGTTGTTATTGAATATGAAGAATCCTTACCATTGAAATTTAATACCTTTTTATTTTTATATGTCTTAAATATTTTACCCGTTGTCATTCCCTCATAGTAACATCTCCAAAATAAATCATCGTCTTCTTGACCCCAATCCCAATATTCATTAGAATAACCATTTGTTGCATATGCTTGTTCTTTTGTAAACAACACAACTCCACCAAAGTATTGGTCGTATCCTAAACCGTAATTATATTTTGATAATTTTGTTGCAATATGTATTGGATTATCTTCTGGATATGAATAATCACCACCTGGCATATTGGTATCGTAAGATAACATATCAACATCGTGCCAAGCAATGTAATCACATCCATCCTCAAATGCATAATGAGCTGCAATATTTTTCATTGCCCCTCTATTAAACAATTTATCATCTATTTGATGACCAACATAAAATGAATGATCAATACCTTGTTCGTTTAACTTTTTTGATAAATGAGGTATTAATCTTTCAATATGTTCTTTCCTATTCCTGTATGGTATGCAAATACCTAATTTATGACTCATATTCCAACATTAACATGTGTTATTTTATTTTTATATTCCTTTCCATGTTCAATAAACTCTAAATTTGATAAACCATCATCATTAATTAAATGATGATTCAAGGATATTTCATTATAAAATCTTAATTGATTCCATCTTGTTGCTTTATCTTTCCATGTGTTACCTAGAAATCCATTCTCTTCATGTTTTAATGATGTGAATAATGATTTTCTTCTATGAGGTATTTTTATTACTTTATTTCCCTCATAAGTCAAATCAACAATTTCACAGTTTACAATTTTACCAGTAATTTTATTATTTACTAAATCTTTCAATTTATAATTGTAAATATGTTCACTATCAAAATAAATTATCAAATTTTTTGATGAGGTATATTCACCAAAATCATTTCTAAAATCATCTGTTTCATTATTAGATAATTCAAGTATTTCATTTTCATCTAATGCTTTATTGAAAATTGCAAAATTTGTTAGATAACCCTTGAAATATCTTTCATCCCCTTCTCTACTTGGTTCGCCAACACCTAAATATGCAAAAGTTTTATCTGTATATGGTAACAATTTTGTTGTTATGTTAGTTTCACCAATAAAAATCCCGTCTTGATATGCACGAATAACATTACCATTAATTGTAACACATATATTTGTCTTGTAATTAGTTTTAATTTCTGAATTGATATATAAAGCATTTTTATCATCATCAAACGTACAAAAATTATATCTAGAAAATGAATTGAATGAAATTGATGTATCATAACCAGGTATACTAAAAATTGTATATTGATCACTATCTTTTAAGTGATCGCATATAATGTCATCTGGGTAAAATGAAATAAAAAATGATACGTCATAATCTAAATCAATTATATTTCTAAATTTAACATAAGAATCAACACCATTAAACTTCAACGCCTTTTTTGGTTTACCAGTATTTTTAATTGATATTTCATCTAAGTCAATCCCCTTAACTTTACATCTTAATAATAAATCAGTGTCTTCATATCCCCAACCCCAGTATTTGTTTGAGTAACCATTTATTTCCTCAAATATTTCAATGGGGAACATGGTAACCCCACCAAAATACTCCTGAAAAATTTCTCGTTTATTTTCTTTATAGCCTAAAATAAAATCTGTTGCTAAATGAATTGGTTTTTCTGAATATGAATAATCAACATCAAGTGGTAACATATCAACGTCATGAAAAACAATGTAGTTACATTTCATTTTTTTAGCATATCTATATCCAATATTTAACAACATACCTCGATTAAATTGTTTCGCATCATCCTGTTCAACAATTATAATCTCATGCCTTATATTTTTTTTATCTAGATAATTTTTAATGTGTTTAATAAAAATATCTAACTGTTCATATCTATTTCTATAAGGGACAATTACACCTAATTTATTTATCATCAGTTTTTTGATCTTTTAATGGTGTTGTTGTTTTATGCCATTCATGTAAATAATACTGAATTCTATCACTCCATTCCTCTTTATCTATTTCCTCAAAAAAAATAGTTAATGCGTCTAATGAATTTGCGATTTTTTCTAATGCTTTAACTTTTCTTTCTTCTAATTTTTGTGATTGTTCATCTGTCTTTGCACTCATATTGATATAATTTTTTTTATTAATTTATTCCATTTAGTATATCTCTGAAACTCAGCATATCCATCACTTAAAACAACTTCATATTTCTGTTCGTCCAAATCAATTCTGAATTTTGTTTTACGTAATTCATTATATAATTTTTGATACTCATTAGAATAGGCATATTCTTGCTTTATACTAGCTACTACCATTATTCTGTTAATACATGTTGAATCCCACTTGAAATGATGAACTTGAACCGAATGTGTGTCAACTGGTGCTATTAAAGGATGATTCCACCCTTGCCAACGCCATGTTGTGTACCCATCTATTTTTGCGTAATGTTGACCTGATGTTATTTCTATACCACCTTTCATAACACAAATTTTATTTGGACATGCATTACTCATTGGATATCTGAAAAATGACATCACTGGAAACTGTTGGAATATGTTTTCATTTGCTTTCAATTCTGGAAATGAGCCATTAGCACCAACTCGATCAATAAACCCACCTCTAACTAATTCCCATTCATTATTATTACAATCAGATATTAATTTATCTAAATCGTTATTTGGATATAAATGAAACTCATCAATATCAGCAATAACCCACCAATCATTTGGTTTTTTATATTTGATTAAATTATATAAATGTGTAACTTTTTCCCAATCAAAAACTCTATCCTTTATAACTTTAACAACCTTAACATTGTTATATGATTCAACTATCTCCTTTACTTCATTCGCTAATGATGGGTATAAATCTGTTTCATATACCACATAGTTAATCTCATCAACATATTTTTGATAATGCTTAATGTGATGTTCTAATAACTCAATTCCGTGGCCAATAACAGTAAGTAAACGCGTCATTTTCTATTAATTATCGTTAAACCGCTAGATGCTGGTTTATTCGATAATATACGAAAATTATGTAAATTAATCAAATTATAGTCAGGGTTTTTTTCAAGCTCCTTAACTAATCTGGACGGTCCGTCAAACCTAAAATGGTCATTCTTTGCGTCTTCAGAAACTATTAAACTTTCTTCATAATCTGCATCAGTGTCATGAAGAATAATGACACCTTTTTCTGTCATTATATTAGAATATAGATCAAAATCTTTTTTAACCCCCTCATATGAATGATCCCCATCAATAAAAAGAACATCTATTTTGATGTCTTGGAGAACAAAGAAATTATAGTACGCATTTTCTGACGTATCTTTAATAAAACGCGGGTAAAATGTTTTTCTATAGAACGATTCAGAATCATCCAAAGTATTCGGTCCACCAATTCCATTACAAGCATCCACAAGAAAAGTAGCACCAATATCCCCCCAATTGAAATCACTATTCCCATCGAATATTTTTTGTTTATATAAGTCAATTCTAGCCTGTGTCATTATTCTTGGTATATAACCCGCACCAGAACCAATACACACGCAATTTTTGGCTCTCATATGCTGAATAATCGAATATACAATTAACCCATCACCCATATGCTCTTTGGTCGCACCATGCGTCCATAGATATGGTATTGTTTCACCATTATTTGTGGTGATTGATTGTTCGATATATTTGTTATTCGTTATCATCTCATCCAATCAGGCCAGTTTTCTGGTCTCATAAATCTTCTGCTAACACTCTGCATTTTATATGCCATTATATCATATAGTTCCATATCTCGTTGAATATCACTATGTGATAACTTTGCAGCAATAGTTATTGACACACCCTCACCTGCGCCATTAACATCCTTATTAACTAAAAGATCGGAAAAATCTTTTGCTAATTGTAGTTTTTCGTAATAATTATAAAACATTTTTTGATTGAACCCTATCTTATTGATTACCAATACATATTCCCATATTGTTTCACAATTTAGAAATGGTGGATAGATTTTTTCGGCATAATTTTTATAAGAATTCCATTCTGGTGTGTCTAATACAATTTCTTTTACAAATTCTTTTTTAGCTGGGTGATTTAATAATGTGTCGATATATGTTATACCATACTTGAATTGATATGTTTTGATAATATCTAAGAATGAATAATCAGTTACATGAACATCAGCGTCTAATAGAATACAATAATCATGTTCTTTAAGAATAAATTTTGGAAGTAACATTTTATCATGATAAGATCTAAATGATTTATCATATAATATTACATGTAATAAATTTGATTCGTATTTTTTTGTAAAATATTCAGTATTATCTGTTAAAATATAACAATGGAAATCATCACTTATAATTTTGTTAATTTTTTCATCTGCACCTCTAAAGTAAAAATCATCACCAAAACAAAATATTCCAAATCCAATATTGTTCATGTGATTAATTTAAATAAAATTATTGAAATTAACAAGCAGTACAACCTGGTGCTGTTGTATAATATTGACAACCATAACCACAGTTATAATATGCACCACCAAATCTATATTTTTGAGCGTTATAATTTTGTAGTAACTCAGATGCACTTAACGCTCTATTATACCCCATTACAATACTTAATTTACCAGTATATATCCCGCAACAAGGACTATGTACAATCCCTGGTGCCCCATTTTGTGAACTACTTTGACTGGGAATTGAAACGCTATTTTGAAAAACACCATTTAAATATAATAATACCGACGTTCCTGATCTATTAAACACAACACTCACATTATACCAAGATGATGTGCTTATTGAGGATAAGAAACTTAATGTTCCTTCTTGATATGTCGGGCCTATTAAATAATAAATACCATTTGTACCAACACCAAAACGATAACCATCGGCGCCACCAGCATTTGAAAATAAACCAACTTGACCGCTACTAGAATTGGGATTTTTAATCCACACTGAAATTGTAAAATTTCCAGTTGTAGAAAACATATTTGAACCAAATGTAAAACCTAAAGATGCACTACCTGCAGAACCACCTGTAGTTGATGAAAAATCAAAACATTGTGCTACATCAGTGCTAAAAGGTACAGAACCATACATTGAAGCAGTATTTGAATTACCACTTAAATCATTCCATGAACTTCCTGAACCTGAGTAAGAATTTTTATTAGATGCGTCTAAATGTAAAACCAAACCACTATTAACGACATGATTAATAGTTTCACCACCAGGTCCGATTGAGGTGTTTATTATTGTATTTCCATTTATATCTATTGCCATAATTAAAAAATAAAGATTTCAGAAACAACAGTTCTACCTAAATAATTACATGCTCTCCCATGTGTAGGACCAGCAGAAGAGGTACCATTTCTACGAGATAACATATAAAATGAACGTGTACTGGACACAGCAAAAGAACTATGCATAAAATTATCCGAATTATTATCACAAGCATTTGATTTTTTGGTAAATTGCGTATTTTCAAAAGCATTTACCGAATCATATAATTGATCTCCACTACCAGAATCCCATACTAACATACCTGATGAAGGTGAATAACCATCAGCATTAAAATTCCAACATGATGCATATCCTTCACAGTAAAATTTACATATTAAACGAGACCAGTCATATTGTGATTTTATTTTAATTGCAAATCCACTACTATCACATCCACCATTTCCATGTGCAAAATCTAAATAATAAAAACCATTTGTATCATTTGTTGATGCGTTCACACTATATGTTCCAGAATAACTTACACTATCAATCATATCATAAGTTACTCTTCTAAATGTTTTAGATAAAATGATACCGTTTGGTGATGTCATAGATGACGTTAAATTTATACCTCCTATATTAAATGACATAAAATATTAAATTAAATTCCAAATCTAGCTTTAACACTATAATAATTATTTATTATCTCAGCACTATGCAAAACTCTGTTATATATCATTACCACATATACTAAACCTTTAAAATACAATCCAGCTGATGAATTTCGACCAACATTTATTAAATCACCGCCATTTACATTTGATTGAGATGAATTGGTATTTGAACCTAACAAAACACCGTTTTTATAATGTCTAATAACCCCACCCGTATTATATGTTACTGAAATATGATATATTGTATTTGTTGAAATACCAGTACCATTTGGGGCATCATTTTCTGGTGTTGACGCAGCGTTTTGTCTAAAGTTGCTTCTTAAACTACCATCACTACCCCATTCGAATTGGGCTCCGTTACCGCCATAATATTGTGAAAAAATAGTGTTTCTAGTATTAGGTGATGAATTTAATTTTGCAACATAAATTACTGTACTTGTATTAAAATTAATTTGACTATACGGTATTGTAATATATTGTGAACTACCATCCAAGGTAATTCCGCCACTTGAAAATCCTGGACCATTAATTAATGTACCATTATTTGCATTACCTGTTAAATCAGTCCAAACTGTACCGCTACCAGGATATGAAGAAAGATTGCCAGCATCTAAATAAGTAATCAAATTATCCGTAACAATGTTATTACTAAATGATGCGTTATTTATTGTGCTAGTTGTAATTATATTTCCTCCAATATCTATACTCATTAATCAAGATATTTTTTAGGTGGTGCGGTAGATGGATCTACTTCAGTTAAATTGAATGTAAACACCTTACCAGATTTATTATTATATAAATAAAGATTTTCTTCACCTTCAACTATTGTATAATCACCATAATCATTTTTTAATGATAAGTCATTTGTATAAATTGTACTCCATCTGTTTGACGATGTACCTAAAGTATATGATGCTGATGTATTAGGATAAAACGCTGTAGTGCTCATACTATAGTATCCAGCACCACTAAACCCAAATGTTATATTACCACTATAGGTTGTCATAAAAATAGGTCTAGATGAACTTTCAATTCTACTATTTGACCCATCCCATAAACCCCATAAAAAGTTATTTGTTCCATCATATGTACTTATTCTGGCATTAGCATATTGTGCAGTAATTTGATTAGTTGTTACTAAAGTGCCATAAACATTACTATTACCTGATGTATCAATTCTGAAACTTTCAGCCCAAGTTTGTGTACCCGTTCTTCTACCAATCACAAAGTTCGCTGCACCATTTCCTGTACCACCAGCAACCGCGCCAAAAAATACATTTGTTGCACCATTACTAGAATTATATGCATTAATATCTACCAAATATGCACTATTAACACTATTCGGATTTGCTGTCCATACTTGTAAAGTTCCAGCATTATTATATGCACTTCTTGTACTTGATGTGTTTATAACGTAGGCTTCGGGTGTTGCACTTATATTTGCAACAAAAGAACTTGTTGATGCTTGGCTTAATGTTAATGCTACAAAAGTCGGTGTGTTTCCCGTTCCAACACTTTGGTTGATTGTGTATGCCGTAATATTACTTGCAGTTCCAGTTGTATTTTGATTTAGAGTTGGATAATAAGATGTTGTTGATGGTAAAGATGTCAAACCTGAACCACCGCCAATAAATGAAGTTGCTGTAACACTAGATACAAATGTTGCAGTTGTGTCGTATTTTAAAGTTAATACAGTTGTTAATGTATCACTATTATCGGCAGCTGCTACTTGGAAGTACATATTTTCTCCTGTAGTCCCAAATGAACTATCAGTTAGTTGCGTCGCAATTCTACCCCAATTTCTTATACCTGGAACACCTGAACCACCGCTATTATATGTTGTGCCTCTAAATAAAATACCACTTCCAAATCCTGAATATGGAACGCTATTGTTTGTTTGTGTTAAAATTAAAATATCATTTTGTGTCGTTCTATTTCCGGAGTTATCAGCACTAACAAAAGTCGCAATACCACTATTACTAAGGGTTAAAACATCAGTATATGTTATAGCACCACTTGTCCCTGAAGGAGCCGTTTTAAATTGAAATCCCCCTAGATGAAATCTTAACATTGAACTATAATCATTTACCGCATAGGTATAGCTATTAGAAGTTGTTGTATAACCGATATTATACCCGATACTACCATAATCACCTCCACTACCACCTATCCAAGTATAAAGACCCGCTTTTATATAAACTCCTGTCCCACTTGTTTGTATATTTCCTGTCGATGTTAAACCAGCAAATGTTGGTGAAGATGTTGTCAGTAAAGCTTGATTTATATATGAACCAAAACCTGTTGTTCCTGTTAAAGATATTTGACTAGAACCTGATACAATACCTGTTGGTACATTTGTTATGCCAGTATATGATATTTGAGATGATCCAGATACCAATGTTGGTAATCCACTTATTGAACCAAAAGTAATTTGACTAGAACCTGAAACAGTTCCACTTGGTAATCCAGCAATAATTTGTGAACTGCCTGATACAACACCACTTGGTAATTGTGCTGATCCTGACCATATACCCGTTCCACTTAATACTTGTGAAGATCCACTTACTGTTCCTGAAGGTAATGCAGATACAACTTGAGCTGAACTAGATATCACACCATCGCTATTCATCTTATTCTTAATAGTTGTATTAATAGAAGAAGTAAATGTGTTTAATGAACCTGTGCTAGTTTCAAGTAATCCCAATCTTGTATTTTGTGCAGCATCAGTTGTTGATACTGAAGCACTTAGACTATTAATACTAGCAGATAATGAACTACTAATTGAACCTATACTAGAACTTAAACCAGATGTAGTTGTAGCAACTGATGAACTTAAAGAACCTATACTAGAACTTAAACCAGAAGTTGTGGTAGCGATTGAACTACTTAATAACCCAATTGATGAACTTGTATTGGCATCTGTGGTTGCTACAGATCCACTTAATAAATTAACGCTACTAGATATTGAAGAATTAATTGAACTACTAAATGTTGAGTATCCAGTTGTTCCTGTTATACTAACTTGTATTGAACCGCTGATTACTCCTTTATTATTTAGTTCATTATCAATTGTTGTATTAATTGAACTTGTAAATGTATTAAGACTACCAGTTGATGTTTCAAGCAATCCTAATCTTGTATTTTGATTTGCATCTGTTGTAGCAATACTTGATGATAAACTACCGATGCTTGTTGATATAGAAGATGATAAGTTTAATGTTGTAGTTGCAACAGAAGAACTTAATGAACCAATTGATGAGCTAAGTCCTGATGTTGTAGTTGCAACACTAGACGATAAGCTACCAATAGAAGAACTTAATCCGCTTGTTGTAGTTGCAACAGAAGAACTTAATGAACCAATACTTGTTGATATTGAACCACTTAGACTATTAATACTAGCAGACAATGAGCTACTAACTGAACCTATACTAGAAGATAAGTTTGCAGTTGTTGTTGCA